TAGAGGTCGACAATGCTAGGGAAAGTATTCTTGTTAATAATTACTTACAGTCGACAGCAACAGACGTCGCCATCGCGGGTTTTAACGAGTTCACTAAAGCTTTTGCTAACAAGTGCAATTCGCTGTTTGTTATCCATGATGCGCTTATAGTTGAGGTTGAAGACCGGTATCTAGCCGACATTAGAAGATATGTAGATAAAGGATACGAGGTTCCAGACCTTGGAAATTTTCCGCTTAAATTAAAAGAGTTTACCCACCATGAATGAAGAAAAAATTAGAAGTTACGTCAGATCCATCCTGAATGAGCAAGAGCAAGAAACTGCTCCGAAACCGAGAGGAAATAAAAAGGGAAAAGCAAAAGCTATCAAGCCAGGAGAGATTGGACTCAGCGTAGGTCGGGGTGCTTTCACAAAGGTAGTCGCTGATGTCGGCGCCTTGGCTACAAAGAACCCAAAGCAACTTATGAAGAATCTAGAAATAAAGCAAGGTGGAAACGGATTACAGGGTGTTATAAATGTGTGGAAGCAAGCGTCTTCTGGCACCGCTCCGATGCAGCGCGCTTTTGGAGGGTTATCGGTTCAATCTAAGGGTCAACGAAAGGGTTTGGAGATTGGCTTAGGTGAGCTAAACGCTCGTAACGGAGCGAAGTTTGTGCACCACACCCTTAAAGGCGCCATGGCTGCCGGGATCTTAAGTTCAGATGTGCCACTGCAGGTTCAGGTTGTCGGAGATTCTGTGATCGTACACACTGGCAGCAAAAAGGGCGATTGGGAATAATCATCTGTACAAAATGCTTTTCTAGTATACTATTATTGAGGTATTCTTGGAGAAGAAATGAAGCATTTAGAAGTTGATGGTATTGTAACCCTAAGCAAGCTGGAAGAACTTGATCCCCCCGATCGTGGTCCTGAAGAGGGAGATGTCGTCGCTGCAATTATTGATGTAGAGACTACTGGCCTGAACCATACGAAGGATGAAGTAATCCAAATTGCGATTCGCCCTTTTTTCGTTAATCCAACTACTGGTGAGGTTTCGGGTTTGAGAAAAACGATTGTAGCCATGCAGCAGCCATCGTCTCCGCTCCCGAGAATAATCAAGGACATCACCGGTTTCACTGATGAAGATTTAGAGGGTCACTCGATCGATTGGCAGAAGGTTGCAAAGGTACTAAGTAAGTGTCAATTTATCATTGCGCACAACGCTTCTTTCGACCGGAAGTGGGTGGACGCAGCCATACGAAAAGCTGGTGCAGTTATTCCCGAGAATGCCATCTGGGGATGCTCCATGACGCAAGTGGACTGGACACCGGTTGTTAGATGTTCAAAGGCTCTAGAGGTTCTCTGTGCTTGGCACGGATATTTCTACGATTCGCACAATGCTGTAGCAGATGTTGATGCAACTCTCCACTTGCTTAGGAAAAACAAATACATGAGTGAGCTTTTGCAGAACGCATCAGAGCCAGACTACCATGTGTTTGCAGCTAACTCATTACGTGAAGAAAACACCATTCTAAAGCAGGGTCGTTATCGCTGGAATCCCGAGCTCGGGTGTTGGTGGAAAGCAGCAAACTCAAAAGAAGAAGCAGAGCAAGAGTGCGTTTGGTTGACTGAGAATCTTTCTAAGGTAGAACCGCAATATTTTGAAATTGATGCGTCACATCGCTTTTCTGAATAATAATTAAAGGTATGCGTGGCCTTCGTGAGTACATACGTTTTTTGTTGGAGTCTGAGGTGTTAGGTGAGCCTGACATGAGTGCCGAGGATGAGAGGCAAGACGGCGAAGAGGATGAGCAGGCTATGGGCGGTGTGCCCGGTGCACAAGTTCCTCTTGGAGCAAAATCAGCGGCATATCCAGCTGACGATCCTCGAAAAAAGAGAGCTCCACAAAAGCGAAAAAAGCGCAAAAATAATTGAAAAACTGATTACTGACTATTATACTACTAATGTCCTTGAGGACAAAAGACAATTGAGAAATTGCACATTAAACATTTGGAGGTTAACATGGCAATTAATTTTGATGCGCTTCGAAAGAAGCTTGGCCAGCTGTCTGGCAACAACTCACGCCGCAACACAATGTGGCGACCGCAAGAAGGCGAAGAAAGCGTAGTTCGCTTGATGGCATTCCCGAACCAAGATGACGGGCTGCCTTTCGCAGAGCGTTGGTTCTATTATAATATTGGAAACAACCCTGGATTGCTTGCACCTTACCAGTTCGGAAACCCTGATCCTATCCAAGAGCTTATTACAAAGCTCCGTGATGAAGGTACCAAGGAGTCTTACGAACTCTGCAAGAAACTGTATCCAAAGGCGCGATACTACGCTCCAGTTATCGTTCGCGGTGAAGAAGCAAAGGGCGTTCGGATTTGGTCTTTTGGAAAGACCGTCTATCAGTCTCTCCTGAACGTCATGCTTGATGAAGATTATGGGGACATCACGGATCCGACTGACGGCCGCGATGTGAAAGTTATTTGTACAAAAGCTCCCGGTCGGATGTGGGCAACTACTGAAGTTCGTCCTCGTGGAAAGCAGACCCCGCTGTCTAGCGACACGAAAGAGGCAGCAAATTGGGTTGAAAATATTCCCAACTTGGAAGACATGTACGAAGCTAAGTCCTACGACGCTTTGACAAAGATTATCAACGATTGGCTTGAAGGCGATGACGCCACAAGCGATGAAGGCGAAACAACACGCGGTTTCAACGGCAACACTACCACTAGCTCCGCACCTAAGAATATCGAGTCTAAGTTCAAGAGCCTTGATGACGCGTTTGCAGACCTTGAAGATGATGATTTTTAATCATTAATCCGTGTGGTCTACACGCCAAGGGAGGAAGCTCAAGCTTCCTCCCTTTTTACTTGAACAACACTCCTTCCACGTCTATAATCTTTTACGAGGAGCTGAATAATGGCAAAGAAAAGAAAAGACAACACCGACGATTTTACGTCAGACTTAATCAAGTCTCTAAACAAAGAACACGGAACTCGAGTTGCTTATAACCTTGCAACAGATGAGTCTCCTACTCATGTCAATCGATGGATTAGCACAGGATCCAAACAGCTGGACTACATCATCGCCAACCGCAGAGATGGCGGCTTACCAGAAGGCCGGATCATTGAAATCTTTGGTCCCCCTTCTATTGGAAAGTCTCACATCGCAATTCAGATCGCTCGGTCATGCCAACAGCTTGGTGGGATCGTTGTTTACATTGATACTGAGAACGCAACATCCGTAGAGAATTTAGGTTTGCTTGGCGTTGATATCAACAAGCGTTTCGTTTATGTCGATACTCACTGCACAGAGGAGGTTCTGTCTATTGCTGAGTCGACCATAATGAAAGCAAAGGCGATGGACAAAGACGTCCCTGTAACCATTATCTGGGATTCCGTTGCAGCTTCCTCTCCAAAGGCAGAGTTGGATGGAACTTATGAGCAAAATTCCATAGGTCTGCAGGCGAGAGCAATCTCTAAGGGCATGCGTAAAATTACTGGGGTCATTGCGAATCAGAACGTCCTATTTATCTGCCTTAATCAAATCAGGACCAAAATTGGAGTAATGTATGGCGATCCTACTACTACACCCGGGGGTAAGGCAATCCCTTTTCACTCATCTGTACGAATCAAGCTGGGAGCAGGACAGCAAATCACCAACAAGCAGAAAGAAGTCATTGGCATCCATGTTCGCGCGAAAACAATCAAGAACAAAGTAGCTCCCCCATTCCGAGAATGTAATTTTGAAATTCATTTTGGGAAAGGCATCGTCGAGCATGAGCAAGTCTTTGATGAGTTGCGAAAGCACGGCTCACAGATCATAAACGGTAAAGAGATTTGTGTCAAGGGTACGAGCGCTTGGAAGACTCTGACTGTAACTGACACGAAGACTGGTGAGATCTTGGTGGAGAAAAAATTCTACAAAGCTGATTTCGGAGATGTTTGGAAAGAAGAAGAGTTCAAGCCGTACATCGACGCGCTTCTCGAATCTTGCATGACCAGGAAGATGACAGACGATGAAGAAGCAAATCTTGACACTGAG